CGCTCCGCACTTGAGCAACGCCGAAGTGATGAGCTAATGGAGCGGCGCGAAGAGACCGAAAAAAGAACGGTGCCTTATGGGTGCCGTTTTTTATTGGCTGCGGTTGACGTACAGGGTGGGCGGAATCGCCGTTTTGTCGTCCAAATTGTTGGCTATGGCGAAAACAGCGAACGGTGGCTCATTGATAGATACAACATTAAATCATCAATGCGGAGCAATTCCGATGGAGAAAGTTTCCCGATTGATCCGTCCGCCTACCCTGAGGACTGGGATTTGCTTATTAGCGATGTACTCAATAAGCAATATCGCATTGAGGGGCTAGATGGTGGATTTATGCCAATCCTTGCAATGGCTGTGGATAGCGGTGGTGAAGATGGTGTAACAGATAACGCTTATAAGTTTTGGCGTAGATGTAAGCGCGATGGATTATCTAAACGCGTCTATCTCGTTAAAGGTGATAGTACTAAGCGTCAAAAACTTATTACGCGCACTTACCCTGATAACACCTCTCGCTCAGATCGACACGCTAAAGCGCGCGGTGATGTGCCGCTGTATTTACTCCAAACAGATCAACTCAAAGATCGCATTAGTAACGCATTAAGTCGTGAGACTGTCGGCGCTAACTATATCCATTTTCCATCGTGGATTGGCGAATGGTTTTTTGATGAGCTGACCTATGAGGAGCGCGGACAAGACGGTAAGTGGCGCAAACCTGGCAAAGGTAACAATGAGGCATTTGACCTATTTTGCTATACCCATGCGATCGCTATTTTGCGTGGTTATGAGCGTATTAAATGGGGCGATGAGGACAATGTCCCATACTGGGCAAAACTACCTGGATTAAATCCTGATGTAATCCGAAAAGAAACAACTGCACCGGAAGAAGAAACAGAAAGTGCGGTAGAAATTGAACAAGTTAAACCGCAACCGAAAGTCAAAACAAAAAGTAATTGGCTAAACGGTGGTGGCAAAAAAAGCGGTTGGCTTTAACTCCTAGACAACCTTAAATCGGTAGATGCCGAGCCTATGAAAAGGTGGATATGTTGCGGTAATAACTCAAGCCCTGACTAGAGATAGTCGGGGCTTTTTATTATCTAAATTTGGAGGCAGAAAATGCAATTAGCAAATCCCGAAAATTTTAAACAGTTTGTACAAAATAAAGGATCTAAAACTATTACCACATCAGAAACTGTAGCAAAAGTTTTTGGCAAGTATCATTACCATGTTATACGTGATATCCGTGAAATTTTAGAATCTGGTGATGACGAATTTAACCGAACCAATTTTGGTTTGGTTGAATATATCGACAAAAAAGGCGAAAAGCGCCCAATGTTTGAGATGACAAAAGACGGATTTATGTTGTTGGTTATGGGATATAAAACCAAAAAAGCAATGGCAATTAAGATCGCTTACATCAAAGCATTTAATTTTATGCAAGATCAATTGCTATCTGGCAACATGACATTGCTTGAGCAATATTACCAAGCCTTAGGTGAGCATAAAGCCGAAAAACAATTAGCAAGCGTTTGTGGTAAAGCATTGAATGAATGGAAAGGTAAAAAGCCGTTGCTTGAAGCAACACTAAAAATCTTTGAAGACAAATTGCAAATTGAGTTACCACTACTTAACTAACCGCACCGTAAAAAGTGCGGTTTTTTATTGGGGCAAAAATGGCTATCTACGACAGAGACGAACTCGAAGAAAAAATCCGAACGCTTGATGAAAAGATCGAAAACGCCCAAAGCCAAGTTAGCTTTAATGGGCGTTCGGTATCTTATCAAGTGTCCGAATGGACTAAACAACGTGACCGCTATCAACAAATGCTTAATGAGCTATTAGCGGAAACAAGACAGCACGTTAAACGCCACAGAATCAAATATGCGAGATTTTAAACGATGGGAATATTAGATAAAACGATTGCCGCAATCTCGCCTAAATGGGGCGCACAGCGAGCAAAAAGTCGTTATGTGATGAATGCGTATGAGGCGGCTATGCCAAGTCGTACACATAAAGCGAAACGCGAAAGCCAAGGTGCGAACATATCAACAAAACAAAGTGCGGTAAGTTTGCGAGAGCAGGCAAGGGCGTTAGACCAAAATCACGACATTGTGATCGGCATCTTGGACAAAATGGAAGAGCGTGTTATCGGCTCAAGAGGTATCCACATTGAGCCGCAACCTCTTAACTTAACTGGTGATGTTGACGAGGAGTTGGCAGAGCAAATCCGCAAAAAATGGGCGGAATGGTCGGTGCGACCGGAAGTTACCGGACAATTTACTCGTCCCGAACTAGAGCGGATGTTGTTGCGAACATGGCTCCGTGATGGAGAGGTATTTATCCAACTCGTGCGTGGCGTAGTGGTCGGGTTAAATCATAGCACTGGCATTGCATTTAGTCTTGAGGCATTAGAGCCTGATTTTGTGCCAATGTGGCAATCGGATACCGCAAATGTAATCCAAGGTATAGAGATTAATGCTTGGCGTCGTCCTGTGTCTTACCGTGTTTACATGGACAACCCGCAGGAAAATAACCGCACCTACGGGCGAGTTAAATCAGTGCCGGCAGAAAATATGCTGCACCTTGCGTTTAAAAAACGCTTACACCAGTTACGTGGCGTATCTATGTTGCACGGTGTAATTGTTAGACTCGCCGACTTAAAAGACTACGAGGAGAGCGAGCGTGTAGCCGCACGAATTGCCGCCGCCTTTACGATGTACATCAAAAAAGGCGATGCCGCACTTTACGGAGATAATGATGATTACAGCGCAGACAGTCCGGAGCGAGATTTTGAGATTGCTCCAGGTGCAATCATTGATGATTTAAAACCTGGTGAGGACATCGGGTTAATCAACTCAAACCGACCAAACGTTAACCTCGAAACCTTTAGAAACGGTCAATTAAGAGCAACGGCTGCTGGTACTCGCTCAAGTTACTCAAGCATTGCACGTGACTACAACGGCACATACTCAAGCCAAAGACAAGAATTGGTTGAAAGTTTTGAGGGGTATGCGGTTTTACAAGATACCTTTGTCGCGCACATCTCACGCCCGATATACAGAGAATGGCTAAAAATGGCGATTGTTAGTGGCGAAATTGAGGTGCCAGTCGATATTGATCCTGCATCACTTTATAACGCTGTTTATAGTGGACCAGTTATGCCGTGGATTGATCCGACAAAAGAGGCGCAAGCGTGGAAAGAGCGCATTAAAGGTGGATTGGCAACGGAAAGCCAAGCTGTACGAGCGGGCGGTAGCAATCCAGCAGAAGTTAAACGCAGACGAAGAGTTGAGGTTGAGGAAAACCGCAAATTTGGTCTCAAGTTTGACACAGATTTAACTAACACAGGTACGACAAATGAAAAAGCAAAAGATGATTCTGTCGCCGGTGGCGATGGCAACGAGCGCGACAAAGACGAATAACCAGTCTTGGTACTCAATCAAAGCCAAAGCCAACGATACGGCAGAAATCTCAATTTATGATGAGATCGGATTTTGGGGAGTATCTGCAGCGAGCTTTGCGCAGGACTTAAAAGACTGCGGAAACAATCTCAAGCAGATTAACTTACATATCCACTCCCCAGGTGGTGATGTTTTTGACGGAATCGCTATTTACAACTTGCTAAAAAATCATCCAGCCAATGTAACAGTTTACATTGACGGTTTGGCGGCAAGTATGGCGAGCGTTATTGCAATGGCAGGAAATGAAGTAATCATGCCAGAAAATGCAATGATGATGATCCACAAGCCTTGGGGTATCCAAGGTGGCGATGCTGAGGATATGCGCAAGTATGCCGACTTATTAGACAAAGTCGAAAATACGCTAATCCCAGCTTACGCAAACAAAACCGGGAAAACACCGGAAGAATTAGCAGAAATGCTATCGGCGGAAACTTGGCTCAACGGTAAAGAATGCGTTGAGCAAGGCTTTGCCGACAAACTAGCCGAACCACTTGTGGCGATGGCGTCTATTAAATCACGAAAATTAGAGGACTTTGAAAAAATGCCTAATGAAATTAAAAATATGTTGTTTAAGCCACAAGGCAACTCTGGCGCATCTGCACCACAAGCAACACCAACTGAACAATCAGCGCCAGTTAATAAATCATCAACTGTGCCAGTAGATAATACAGCTCAAGTGCAAGCCGAGTTAAACAAACGCAATGCAGATATTAAAGCGGTATTTGCTCCGTTTGGCTCAGCTCACGATTCTTTGTTGGTTGAGTGTTTGGGTGATTTATCAATTACCGCAGAGCAAGCCAAAGACAAGTTATTGGCTAAACTTGGCGCAGGTACAACCCCAAGCGCAGCAGTAACGCCTTATGCAGATAACGGTAATATTGTTGGTGATAGCGTTAAACAATCTTTGTTAGCCCGTGCCGGTATCGACAAAGACAAAGCAGATGCCAAAGACAATGCCTACAACGCAATGACCTTGCGTGAGCTTGCCCGGGCGTCATTGGTTGATCGTGGTATTAGCGTGTCAGGTCATAATGCAATGAGCATGGTTGGCTTGGCATTTACGCACTCAAGCTCTGATTTTGGTCAAATCTTAATTGATGTGGCGCACAAATCATTGCTCAAAGGTTGGGAAACCGCAGCGGAAAACTTTGATCAGTTTACCTCTCACGGCACATTAACCGACTTCCGCCCAGCGAAACG